TTGTTCATGATTTATTGATGTATTATGTTTGGCTTACTATTTGTGAAAGAAATAATTTAACACCAAGCCTAGACGAGTATCGAGATCAAGTATACACACTTTTGTACGGAGATGACATTGTTAAAAGTGTTGATCCTAATTGTAAAATTGAATTTTATGGAGATCAGATAAAACCAATTATGGAAGATCTAGGGATGGGTATTACCCCAGGTGATAAACTGTCAACAGAATTTAAGCTAAAACCACCAGAGCAGATCACTTTTCTTAAGAGAACATTTATTAAAGAAGGTGAGGTTGTAAAGGCTCCATTGAACGTAGAAATAATTGAAAATATATTTCAATGGATCAATAAAAGTGATGACCCTGTTGAGGCTACTCGTATTAATTGTGAGATGGCTTTACAAGAGGCGTTCATGCACGGAAGAATTTATTTCAACAATTTAAGGGATGAGATAAATGATAGAATCAAAGAATTCAATAGTTCAGGGCATGGTAAATATATGCAGCCAGTAGTGTTGAACTATGAAGAATTTGACAGAAAATACCGCGATGAGGACTTTGTGTGTTTAGGCATGCAAACTAAATCGGAGGGGTAGTTATCTATCTTTTCCTTAGGCTTGTAATTGAAGAGTAAGGCAAAATATTTTGAATAGCAGCCATCGCGTATAGAGCAGGACATGAATGTCCTTTTGAAAGTATTAGATGATTAGCACCTGTGAGATCGTAAGGTAAATTTTTATCTATCAAGCACGCTAGTAAATCAGCGCAAGATAATGCACCACCCGGATGCCCTGACTCTGCATGATAAATAGCTGCAATGCTTAGTAGACGAATTATCCTTGCATTATTTTGATCTTTATTCATTTGTGTGGGTTCTATTCAAGAATTAAGAACAACATTATTCATCATTGGATTTTACAACTGTGTAATTTTAATTTGAATAATTTTTTTCATTTTATTTTGATGCAAAAAGCAATATTTCTCTTCCTATATTCAGTTTCGATAAGCTTATATTTATTTGATTTAAAAATATAGTATGGTTATTTTTATATAAATTCAATTCAAAATTTTTTCTAAGTTTATGAATTTATAGTTCGAATCCATATACTCTAATTTGATTATCCATATTCTCTACACGATAACACCCTTGGAATCCATTAATATCTTGGACAGTAAATACAACATTTGATAACATATCAATTGGATGATCCATTGTAACAAGTGTATTGTATACTTTATTTACAGCCATACTTGGTGTTTGAGCATGTTCGGAAATAACCATATTTAGTGGTCCACCAATTGATACTGAATAAACACTTTCATTCATTTCTAC